GGATAATCGGCCATCAGATAGACGACTTGACTGAACGAGTGTATACAGACCGTCCAGTCAGTTGGCTAATTGAGGAAATTGAAAAGATACAATAGCATGTATCGATGCAGAAAGACCAAATAAATACCGAACAGAAGAAGATTATTCCTATATTACTTCAACCAACTTATAATATTTTTAACGTTAATTCGTAAAGGAGAGAATATGTATGAGAGTCTTTCCAGGGCACGATTCCATGCTAAAACCGCTCATTCTCGTAAAATATAAATAGTAGTACGCAGGGCTCTGATGGCACAAAAAGCACATCACTTCTATACTATCCCTATATTACTCATATACAACCACTCCTACATATCGATTTCAAAAATAAAATGGCGTGTCCCCATCGCGAGGCACGCCATTATTTTTAGCCAACTTCTGCTTGCAAGCGCTTTCTCAGCTCACTCATGCTATTCTCGATAAGGTCTTCAAGCGTCTCTCTCGGGAGCAGCTTCGTAACGATTTCGGGCAGGAGCGAATAGACCTGATCGATGACCCACGCCTTTCTCTCAGCGCCTTTCTTTGTACCGGTTATATAAGCCTCGGCAGCCATCATAAATACGAGCACGATTTCTTTCCAATCGATAGTCATTCTAAGGGCACCTCACTTTTCTTTGGCTTCAGCCTTGAGCTGGTCTTTCACAGCATCGGCAGCGATTGCTTCCTTGGTCCAGCTGTTGTTGTACCAGTAGCTCCACAGGCTCACTACGATCGTAGCGCCTGTTGTGACAAATGTCTCAATCTGTGCATCCTCGATCGGCAACACAGCATGTCCGGTCGCGCTTAGAATCTGGTTGACCAGCGCCAGCACAAGACAGACAGTACGAACAATGGTCCCTGTCGAAATTTTATTTTCCATAACTTTTACCCCTTCTTTATAAGGTATTGCTGCAAGTTCTCTCTTGCCTTACGGAGCTGTTCTTCGTTGCCGTCGTCAATGGCATGCGACAATAAGGCAAGCAATGCTTCTTGGGTAACATGGTTCCCGGCTTCAATTTTCTCAAAACGGGCTTTGTCATTCCCAAACAGCTCCGTATGCCTAATTATTGCTTGCTCAACCGTTATCAATCTCTTGTCTATATCCGTAATTTTGATGTCCTGTTTTCCCTCGGGACTTTCTTTTTTCCACTTCTTAAAAATATCTATGCCTTTATCTATAGTTGTCATCGCCACAAAAAGCGCCATGATCCAGCCCCATAACTGCGACACCGTTATCACATCCAGTAGATTCGAATTCACCAGTCATACACCTCCCTGTCCAATGCAAATTCATTTAATATATCAACAGCCTCTACGCTATGCTCAGCCAAAAAGTTGCATACCCATTCTTCAGCTTCTACCCAGTACTTTTTCGGTACGATTCGGTGTATGTCATTTAAATATCCATAGCTAAGCATTAAACAGTGTCCTATTTCGTGTAAAAACACCTTTCTGAACATTGTTCCATATAACGATTCGTCTAAATAAACGGTCCGGCGCAAAATATCAGTCACACCCAATGTTCTCACGCCGGTTCTGTCTATAAGTCGGTCATCGTAACTGGGCACAAGTTCAACGTCCCAATTCAACTTCCCGACTCTTATTTTCATGTCATATCAGCGCAAAGCTTACTAATGTCCGCTTTAATACGTTTGCGCAATTCAGGTTCGGCAGCATTGTAAATATCCATCATGGTCGTAGTCATGTCGGATACATGCTCTCTTATATGCCTCTCCATCTCTTCCTTGTCTGTTGCCGATTTAGTCTCGGTATAGTGCTTTCGCGCCTGTTTGTAATCCTCATATGCTATACCGTAGCGCTCGTGTTCGGGCTCTCTGTAACCCATTCTCCAGCGCTTGGCAACCTCGTTTTCATGCTCGTCGTAAAGCGGTATCATTCGCTCTTTATATCCGTACCGCTCCGATGAGTCGTTCATGGCCTCTACCACTGTCTCGTAGTAACAGGCCTTGGCGCAATCCTTCTTCGCTTCGGCGAGGTCCTTTATCATGTCGATAACGGCTCCCATTTCGCCTGCATCGAGGTTTTCGATTCCGCCACTCATGGCTTCTTTCGCTGCAGAAACAAATTTGTCCTGCATATCTTGGAGGTCTTTCATGCAATAGCTTTCCATTTTGAAGTCCTCCCTCCCGTTTACGCTATTCTTTTAACATATAGTGCCGGGTAAGCAGATACAACAACAGCATCCGTGCCCGTGTTCACAACAGTAATCCGGTCGTAATCGCCGCAGCAGTTACGCACCGGTATTGTGCAGCTCACATTGTTAGCGTCGTTGGCCGCTGCCGAAACAGAGCTCATCGCACTCTCAGGTATTGTCACGCCGCCAAGCTGCAGCGCAAGGCTTACCGTTCCGGCAGCCGTCGCATCCGCAATATTTGCGCTGAAGTGTATCTCGTAAATACCGTTTGAACGAAGTTTGACCGAGCCAGTTCCGCTCCGCCAGCATTCGCCGCAGCCGGACTGGAATACCTTTGTATCAAAAGTCATGGACGCGCCCGCAGCAATCGTTTGGGCAGCCGAGTTCGTCAAAGAGATCATCGTTTAACACCTCCGCATCAGGAGTTACCACAGCAGCCAGTCATACAAGTATTGGTACCGGCCCAAGGATTTGCCATATAATATGCAGGCACGGGATATGGACGCAGCTGGTTAACAATGTAATTGTTCTGCGCCTGCTGGCTCGCCGCAAGATTAAGTGCCTGAATGGTAGCCTGCTGCTCGGCGATCTTCTCGTTCTTCGCATCGATCTGAGACTGTACGAACTCGTCGTGGAGAGCGCGGTAGTTCGAGTTGGCGTTCTCAATGGTGTTCTGGGCTGCCTGATTGATCGCAGTGGTTATGGCGCAGGTATCGGTGGCGAGATTGTAATTCACGCCGGCAATTGCCTCACGGTTATCACAGCAGCACTGCGAGATCTGAGACTGTACCGAGTTCGTGTTCTGCATCTGGGCAATCGCGTTCTGCTGGATGGAGTTCTGGAGATTGTAGCCGGTCTGAGCGATATTGGTGTTAATACCGTTCATCTGGCTGAGCTGGTCATAGCCGAGAGAACATATGCCGTTCTCAAGGCCGTTGAGCTTATTCATAACGCTCTGGTTGTCGAATCCGCGCTGGATGGCGGCATCGGTATAGCCGGCAGCACTCTGGGTGCCATAACCGCCGTTGTTACCCCACGCGCCGTTGCCCCAGCCGCCAAAAATTGCAAAGAGGATTATCAGAACCCACCAACCGTTGCCGTCCGCAAAACCGTCACTATTGCGATTACCCATAACAGCAGCCATATCCGCAACAGAAGGAACAGAATTAGTAGAGTTAAACATAAGAATTTCCTCCTAAAAAGAAATTTTTTCAATAAAATTTGTGTGTATTTCGTACTATAAACAGCATTGTATCGTCAGCTATATTTGTTAATGCATGAATGTTCGGCCACAAAAAAAATCCCCGCTCAGCGTCCAGATCCAGTGTCGGAGGCCTTGAGCGGGGTTATTCAATTTTTATCTGCGTCTCATCATGAGGCTTTGTAGCCAACTTTGCGCTTGGTTAGCTCCTTGCTCTGGTGTTACGCCGTATGTTCTGCAAAGGTTTTCAGCAAGCTGTCGTCCTCTCACGCTGTCACCGGAGCGTATAACGTTCAGCATTTCTCGCGCCTGAGGGTTATTTTGAACTTGCGGGCACCTGCTAAGCAGAAAATTTAACATTTGCTCATTCGTTGGCATTGCTCTTGCCCTCCTTCGTATTGTTCTGGTAGGGCTTGGAGTTATAAGGCTTTAAACGGCTCGCCAACAGCTCCTCTATCCTGTCAAGTCTTTCGGATATCGAGTCTAAGCTCTCGTTTGCCTTGGGTTCAGCCACTGCCGGCTCTGTTTCCTTAAGCACATATTCCTTTGGTTCTATCGTTCCGTTTGCATTCCAGCTGCGCATGTATATCACTTTGCCGTCCGTTCTCGGGAACACAACAAATTTGACGTCCATAGGCACGTCCATAGCCGATATGTCGGCAACATTGTTCACCTCGCGGCCAGGTATATAGCTGCGTTGCTGGTTTTGCACAGGCTGCTGAGTCATAGTCATTTGTGTATAAGGGTTGTACTGCGGCATAAAGGGCTGATTGTACCCCTGCTGTACACCGTTTTGCATGTAAGGATTAAAGCTGTTGTACGGGTTCATCGTCTTAACCTCCAATTCAATGTCAACGGAATGCTTATGGTTTTAGTCTACAGGGTTGCCCTCGCCGTCTACACCGAGCTCGTCGAGTATCGCCTGTACTTTAGTGCGGAACTTTGCCGGTATCGTATCAATAGTGCGCATACCGTGCAGAATAAGAGCCACATAAAGGTCTACCATATTGCTCACTCCTATCAAAATTTTTACCAAAATATAAAAGAGCATCGTTACTCCACCTTGTTTCCGTCGGTGTCGTAACCGTGCTCCTCTAACCACTGTACAACGGCCGCTTTAAACTTGGCCGGTACAGGCTTCTCGCCATCGATCGTGCGCATATGATTGATAACGAGCTGTGCATAAATCTCTACCATTTTAGCTCGCCTCCGTGCTGTCTGTATCGCCGTTAAGCACCAGCGTCTCATATAGCTCAGCTATAGCACTCATAATACTCAGCTGGCTTGTCTCGGCCGTTGCCTGGTTGTCAATAATAGTCTCCGATGTTTTCTGAGCGTTCATCTGCTCATTCATCATCAACTCTGCAGCGTGCTTTTCGAAGTCTGCCTTGGGTAATGCTGCTTCCTCGTACTTATACAAGGTATAAGTAGTGTCACCGTCGGTTTTCTTCTCAGAGGCCACATTCCTGCGCAGGTAGGCGGTTGTCACACCTACCTCCACAAGAGTTGGGTAAACGGTAGATTCCGAATTTACATAGTTCAGTTCTAACATTTAAAGTCGTATTTTTAGCTTTAATACAATGTTGTTTGCAAAAATTAATCGTCGCATCACAACATCATTGCACGCGACTTGTTTAAATGCTTGCAAAAATTCGCAAATTGTTTTTGTTCAATCGTGAATTCGTCAGCATTTGTTGAATTATAAATAGTTTCAAAAGTTCTCGGTTTATATCCATAATTTGATGCTATCTTCTTATAAATATATTCAACCTCTTCCTTTTGCTTCCTTGAAGTTTTCTTTTCAAGTCTCTTAAAGTTTACATAAGGATAAATATGTTCTTTTGCCATATTATATGTGTCTGAATGTTTGAGCCACCCTTTATAAGCTTCCATCTGTCGAGCATCATATATAGTCGGCCACAATTTTCGTCCTATACGTTTAGCTGTTCTTGTAGCATGTAACATTATGCTTTTTCTCAATACAGCTCTATTCCTATAAAACTTAAAACCAATAAAATCCAAAGCCCTTCCGCAATCATGACCATTTTCATCAATATAAGAAAACCGAAATACCTGCCAATTATCTTTTAATCGCAAGTCCATTGTATTCAAATATTCATTAACGGCAATCGCGATACGATGAAGCTTCTTTTTATTACTATCGAACATAACAATATCGTCAGCCCATCGTTCGTAATGCTTTGGTTTTAATTCTTGGGCTACAAAATGGTCAAAATCTTGTAAATACCACATCGATAAAGGACCCGAAATATAATTTCCAAGCAGCAAACCGTTTTCATCAGATGCCGAATATATCAAATACCATAAAATCAATAAAAATTTCGGATCATGAATGTGCTTTCTACAAATCGCAAACATTTTATCTCGATTTATTGATGCATAAAAATGATATACATCGCCTTTAAAACAATATTTACATCCGGCTCTATCTTTAGCAATCCATTTTTCAATTTTCTTTTTAACTTTAAGCGGACCTTTATTCGGCACGGCTCCAAAGGTATTTTCGAACATGCCTTTGGCGATTATAGGCCACAAAATTTGCACAACGGTGTGTTGAATGGCCAATTCTTCTAAACTTGGAACAAATATTTTTCGATACTTTTTACTCGATCGGTCCCATCTATATACAGCATCATGCTTTTGAGCAAGCCATATTTCAGGATGTTCAATCCATTCCGATAAATACGAAGCTACCACTTCTACAGACCAATGTCTATTTTTCATTATTCGTCTTATTCTCTTACTTTTAGTAATAGCATTCGCTGCTTGCCATCTATTAGATGACGTAAAAAGTTTTTCATAAAGTCTATCATAAGATTTCATTAGTAAGCTCTCTTATCCTTTCTTCCGCTTTCAAACATACGTCTACCGGCAGAGTCTTATGTCAAGGCTAATTTTCACCAAGTGGTGTGGATAATATACTGCATTATTTAGAGAGCAAATTTGGGTCTATAGTCTGTATTATCACTCGTTTTACACGTAATACAGTATTGCCCATTGGATAAGATAGAGCAGCCCCAATGTTCGTGTTGTTATTCGACGCCTCATTGTTCAGATTAACGTAAAAAGGACCACAATTCGAGTCGTTATTCCAGTTGCCACCCACAATGGCGCTATCGCAGTATAAAACCCATATTACAATATAGATACTTTTTGCTGGGGAACCTAGGTTCCCCAGTCCTCTCCTATTAAGAGGAAGAGGGTTTACAAGAGAGAGCAGCCCCAATGTTCGTGCTGTCAACCGACGCCCCACCGCTCAGATAAACGCAAAAAGGACCACAACTCGAGTCGCGATTCCAGTAGCCACCCACAATGGCATAGTTAGTTCCACTCGATTTATATATATAATCACATTCATATGTTGTGGCACTACCGCCGGATGCAGTTGCAAGTCGTCCATAATTCGTAGATGTACAATCAGATATATATCCACTACTTGGCCCAGTTAAACCTGTTGAAATATAACCCGTTCCATCTGTATTATAATCAGTAGCAGTGCTGCCATCATGCGTTCCTCTTGTAAGTTTTATAAGATGCTTGCTATCTTTACATATCCAACCAGCAGTTCTACGCCAAACATTACCCCACCAGTTTTCCATGCCAAATACTTTAACACCGGAAGTTTTATTAGTAGAACCCCAAAACATACCTTTATCGTTCATAGTGCCGGTATTTATAGCAGAGCTATTTGACGAAGAACATCGGCCTTGCCCGAAAGTGCTTTGGCCATCGGTACTCTTGCCCATTAACACAAGCAAGTCCTGTATCAAAAACCAGTCAGCTACAACCTCTGTATACCAATCGTCGCCATTAGCAGTAGCATAAGTTATTTCGGTAGTAGCAGTTGTGGAAACAGAATTAGATTGGCCACTAAGACTTCTTAATTTGCTACTTACATTCGAACCAAAATAGCATGGTGTATAAAACCGATCAATTTGGTTATTATTTTTATCGTAGTTACTCCAGCATTCATAATTATCGTCAAGCTGAACATCGCAACAGCGGAAGTGATATACACCATTTTCCTCCCAACGCTTAGTCCAAATTTTGCCCCACTCAACCATTGCGTTGCCACCATAGCTGGTATTAGCAACATCGGATGTGGTTCCGTCCTCTTTCTTGGTATAGTCGTCGGGATCGAGGTAATAATCAACCGTTCCGTCGTATTTAAGCATGCAGGGTCTAGGCATAAAGCCTTCGCCTGGCGTACTTGGCCAGTCGCCATAATCGAACGTAGAACTTCCCATTTTTGCCGCAGTAAAATTAGCATTATCCACGTCATCTGGATAACTTACTCTTGTCGCGGGGTTGCTATCGGCTATAGTCAAATCATAACCGTAAAAATATACACGTTTCTTCGGTGTAACCGAGGCTCTATTCTTTGAAGAATCTCTATTATAGTCTCCCGTTGCTGTATACGGGAACGCCGCATAATATATTATTGTTCCTTCTTCAACATTAGTTTCCGTTATGGTTTTGCTTTCGGTTATATTTTCAACCAATGTTCCATCAGTTTCGTCAGCAGGATATCCTGAAGTGCTTTTTCGGATCATAGCGCCCGCAGCACCGTCCGGTAATGTGGCCACTATTTCTACGTTAATAGTATCCGTGCTCGCTACATATACGCTTTTAGCTGTAAACGCCGTCATTGGGTTCGGTTCATTAAATACGACGCGATTGGCTTTACTGTTATTATAAATTCCCTGCTCGCTATATGGGAACCATTGATAATAATACGTTCCCGTATTATCGGCGGTAGTATCCGTCAAACTGCCGCTATAATCAACGTTCGCAACGAGATCGCCGTCAAATTCATCTGTTGGGTAGTTCTTTTGTTTGCGTCTTATCATAGCTCCGCCGCAGGTGCATAGTGTTTGGTCTTCAACCACTGTATTCCCGGGTAGCGTCCAACTCAACAATGGGTGATTTGTTCCCTGTGTAACGGAAACTGCTAACATATTACTCGGTTCTATACCGCCATAATAATGTCGATTTTTACCGAATATCACATCTTCTTCGGCCATATGCTTGTTTTGCCTCCTTTTTAATTAATTTGGTTTGCAACTTATACTTGCGCCGCTGTCATCGCTTGTAGATTCGATGCCACCGGTCAAATCGATGTAAAACAGTCCACTTCGAGCTCCGTTATTTCCGCCTACTCTTGCGTATTTTATTCCGTCTTCACAAGCCGTATAGTCGCATTCATACGTTGTGGCACTGCCGTTAGTCGTAATCGCGAGCCGTCCATAACAGGTAGTCATGCTTTCGCTTGCATATCCGTTATTTGACATTTTTATTCCTGTTTCTATATAGCCAGTACCATCAAAATTATAATCGTCCTCGGCGCTGCCGTCATGCATACCTCTGGTTATCTTAAGCTTATATTCGCCGTCAAGACACATTAACCCGGCTATTCTGCGGTTTATGTTGCCCCAGCAGTTCTCCATACCAAATATCTTTACGCCTGCAGCATTGCCGCTCACATCGCCCCAAAACAGTCCCTTAGCATCCATGCTGCCGCTGTTTATTTTTGTGCCGTCGCATACACCATTGCCAAGCACAGCCCGAGTGTTTGTGCTTTTACCTAGCATCACAGCCATGTCCTGCATCAAAAACCAATCCGCAGCAACCTCCGTATACCACGCGTCACCATTCGTCCGCGCGTATACGGCCTCCGCACTCGCGGTCACGCCTGTGCTTGGCACTTGTCCGCTCAAACTTCTAAGCACCGAGTCTATAACGCAGCCATTGTATATAGGCGTGTAAAAATGCTCGATCTGCTTGTCATTCTTGTCGTAATTGCACCAGCAATCATACTTTTCATCGATCTGGATGTCGCTGCACCTAAAATGGTAAACACCGTCTTCAGACCAGCGCTTAGTCCAAATTTTCGGCCACTCCATCATGGCATTACCCTTGTATCTGGTATTCGCTACATCTGAGTCCGTGCCGTCTTCTTTCTTGCTGTAGTCGTTCGGGTCAAGGTAATAGTCTACAGTTCCGTCGTTTTTCAGCATACAAGGACGAGGCATAAACTTTTCACCCGCAGCAATTTTCCAATCGCCGTAATCAAAGTTATCACTACCCATTTTTGCCGCAGTAAAATTAGCATTATCCACGTCATCTGGATAACTTACTCTTGTAACCGGGTTTTCATCATCCATTTTGATGTCGTAACCATAAAAATAGCTACGTTTTGTCACACAAACCTTGCAGCGGTTGGTACTGTGGCTTCGGTTATATGCTCCGCCCTCTGTATAAGTAAACACCGTATAATACGCGATGTCACCGTCTTTTATATTATAGTCTTTTACGGTACCGCTCTCGGTTATATTGGCAATCAATTCGCCGTCCAACTCATTCATCGGGTATCCGGTAAGACTTTTTCGAACCATAGCGCCGGCTACGTTTTTCGGCACTGTAACGTTCAATGTAACGCTCAAAACTTTTTCTGCCATATAACATCGCCCGCCTTTATTCGTAGTTATTTTCAGCTGTCACGCTTGCTGCAGCAGGCGCATTATACGCAACCCGGTTTGTTTTTCCTCGATTGTATACACCTTTGACTGTATATGGAAATGCCTGGTAATAATACGTTCCACCTTCGGTCGTATCGCTGTCAACAAAACTTCCGCTTTCGGTTGCATCAACTACAAGAGTTCCGTCAAACTCATCTTTTGGATAATCGTCAACTTTACGTCTTATCATAGCACCTTTTATACTGCACAATGTACTGCTGTTTACAACAGTGTCATTCGGTAGCGTATAAGTCAATTTAACTCCACCAGTTGTCCATTCGAGGGTAAACGTTTTCATATCGCTCGGTTCAATACCGCCAAAGAAATGCCGGTTCTTGCCAAATATCAAATCTTCTTCTGGCACTTTCGTTCAGCCTCCTTTAATTTATTGTCAACGTCGTACTTATAAGCGAGCCGTCTGTAGCAAATGTCTTCACAAGGGTGGCCAGTGTTGCACCGCTAGTGCCTGTTAATACGCTTGTCGATTTGCCAAAGCTGTCAGTAAACGTCTTCGTCAAAACTCGCCCGCTTGTATCAGTCATTTTGATAACGGTACCGTCAGAACTTATGGTTTTTTCACCATCCAACGCTTTATCTGCTCTCCTTTCAAATATTAAGTATCTTTTTCACCACCGTAGTATTGACCGTAATCCTGCCACCAATATAACCAAGATTGCACGTCTTCATTTCGATAATTTGCAGTAATCTCAACTGTGTATTTTTCGTTAACTGAACTGAACGTAATGTCTTTTGAATAAGTGAAACCCAAATACGACCCACCAGATATACTGCTAATTTTCAGTTTCTGATTTTCAACCATAGTTGGATTACCCGAAGGGCCATACAAATAATTCCGTGTCTCTCCAAAATCAGTTGATATCCAAATGGAAAATTTATCAGCATTTTCGGACTGGCCGCACCATGTTATCGTCACGTCAGTCAGATCCATCAACAAATATACGGCAAATCCAGCAACGGAACTGTTGATACCAATGTTGTTAGGATAATAGCAATTATGAAAGTATGTACCACTTGAAGAAACTACAGTCCCCCACGACCACCCATATTGAGTTCCACTACCGTCGATATCGGTATTTATGCATGGTGACACTATTTTGTATATCGAGTTATCACTCATAGATTGAATAGATATATATCCATCTGTGAAATACGCGGGTGGCTGTGTACGAGTTCCAGAAAACTTGAATTTAAAATTACGCAAAATTACACCATCGAGCAATTCGCTCGACGAACTAGAAAAGTACGATTTATAATAAATACGGAGCTTGTTTGATGGCGTAAAGTCGGTCGGTCCAGTGTTAGTAGCGGCATATGTTCCTGTTACCATCTCGGTAGAGCTTGTTTCTTCGAATACCGTAAAGTCGCCATTTGAGCCATCCGACGCAAGGTAATTATCTGAATCTGAATTAAGTCCGCCGCATCGAACTACCGCGCCAGAAGTAGCGCCCAGCTGATATACGTATGTAAAA